ATGAATTGGCAGAGCAGATTCAAGGAGAATATCCAGGTGCAATTGTTCATCAAATTTATCCAGGAAATTCTCCTTCTTCAAAAATCAAAAACGCACAAAGATATCAACCAGAAAGATTAACTTGGAGTGACTGATGGCTCAGTGGAATAAGAACACACAGGACTTTCTAAACCAGGAAAGATCTCTATTTGAGGTATATAATATTGCTGATCACTGGGGAAACCAGACCGACTGGAGACCTCAATTTTCTAATAATAACAGATTAAAGGTTGCTCCATATCAGACAGTGTTCTTCAACACTTTTCAATATGACAAGGAAACTGATGTCTGGGAGGAGAGTGTTGTAGGAGGCGGTGCAACTTCTACTTATAATGCAAATTCCAGTAATGTAGTAATGCAGGTTGGTTCTGCATCTGGAAGTAAAGTAATTCGACAGACCAAGAATGTAATGAGATACATTCCTGGCAGAGCTGCTACTCTTGCGTTTGCAATTCGTCTTGATACTCCACAGGTCGGTATTCGTAGAAGGTTTGGATTATTTGATGAAAATAATGGTGTTTTCTTTGAGGATGATGGTGGAACTTATTCTTATGTAATTCGTAGTAATACAACAGGCATTGTTACAGAAACCAGAGTCACTAGAGACAATTGGAATGGTGAAAAGTTTGATGGTAATGGATATACTGGTGTAACTGCTGATGCAACAAAACAGCAGATGATTTCCATCAACTATGAATGGTATGGTGCTGGTCTTGTAGAGTTTTCCTGGTTAATGCAAAATGAGACAATTCCGTCTCATACATTTGATAATTCAAATACTAATGACTTTGTTTGGTGTTCTACTCCATTCTTACCCATTCGTGTTGAGATTGAAAATGTAACTGGTGTTGCAGGAACTCATTACATGTATCAGGGTTCCAATTCTCTGATTCAGGAAGGTGAACCAGAGAAACTTGGTATTCTTGAAAGTGTTGCTAATCCGATTACTGGAACTACACTTATAGATGCAAATACATTTTATCCAGTCGTAAGTCTCAGATTAAAATCTGGTTCATTGGCTGCTGTTGCTTTGTTAAGATCTCTACAAACAGCAACGAATGATAATACTAATGTCTATTGGAGATTGATTGAGAACCCAACATTAACTGGTGCAAGTTGGACAGATCATCCAGATCCAAACTCCTTTATCCAATACGACACAAGTGCTACTGCTACAACTGGTGGAAATATTGTCCTGAGTGGATTTACGATTTCTGGTGGTTCTTCTCTTGTAGACATTGATGATAAGGCAGCACTACAAATTGGTAGAAGTGGTATTGGAACGATCAGTGATATATACACTTTAGCATGTGCTTCACCTAATACTAACAAAGCAGCACTCGCAGTATTGAACTGGATTGAACAAAGGTAATTTTTTATGAGTGAAGTATATCTTGGTAATCCATTATTAAAGAAAGCAAACACTGCTATTGAATTTACTGAAAAGCAAGTTATTGAGTTCATTAAATGTAAAGATGATCCAATTTATTTTGCAAATAATTATGTAAAGATTGTCTCTCTTGATGAAGGTTTGACACAGTTTCATCCATATCACTTTCAAGAAAGATTAATACACAATTTTCACAATAACAGATTTAATATCTGCAAGATGCCTCGACAGACCGGCAAGTCTACTACTGTGGTATCATATCTTTTGCATTATCTTATTTTTAATGATAGTGTTAATATTGGCATATTGGCAAACAAGGCAGCAACCGCAAGAGAATTGTTAGGAAGATTAGCGACTGCTTATGAAAACTTGCCTAAATGGATGCAACAAGGTATTATATCTTGGAATAAAGGTTCTATCGAGTTAGAAAATGGCAGTAAGATATTGGCAGCTTCTACGTCTGCAAGTGCTGTCAGAGGTATGTCGTTTAACATCCTCTTTCTCGACGAGTTCGCATTCGTCCCAAATCACGTTGCTGACTCGTTCTTTGCATCTGTTTATCCTACTATTACTTCTGGTAAAAACACCAAGGTAATTATTGTATCCACACCACATGGTATGAATCATTTCTACCGTATGTGGCATGATGCGGAAAAAAGTAAGAATGAATATATTCCCACTGAAGTACATTGGTCGGAAGTTCCTGGTAGAGATATTGTTTGGAAAGAACAAACGATTGCAAATACTTCCGAGCAACAATTTAAAGTTGAGTTTGAATGTGAGTTTTTAGGATCTGTCAATACACTAATTAATCCAGCAAAATTAAAAATGTTGGTATATGATGATCCAATTAAGAGAAATGCTGGATTGGATATTTACGAAGAACCAAATAAAGAACACAATTATCTAATCACAGTTGATGTTGCTCGTGGATTGGGCAATGACTATTCGGCATTTATAATTTTTGACATTACAGAATTTCCATATAGAGTTGTAGGAAAATATAGAAATAATGAAATTAAACCTATGCTTTTTCCAAATATAATTTTGGATGTTGCAAATGCATACAATCAATCTTGGTTATTGATTGAAGTTAATGATATTGGAGACCAAGTAGCAAGTATTCTTCAATATGACTTGGAATATGAAAATATTCTTATGTGTTCCATGAGAGGTAGAAATGGTCAAATTGCAGGATCTGGATTTAGTGGAAAAAAATCTCAACTTGGAGTCAGAACAACTTCATCAGTTAAAAAATTAGGTTGCTCAAATTTAAAAACCCTAATTGAAGATGATAAATTAGTGACAAGTGACTACGAAATTATATCAGAACTCACAACATTTGCACAGAAAGGAAATTCATTTGAAGCAGAAGAAGGGTGTAATGATGATCTTGCAATGTGTCTTGTAATTTTTTCTTGGTTGGTTGCACAGGATTATTTTAGAGAAATGACAGATAATGATGTGCGTAAAAGAATTTATGAAGAACAAAGAAATCAAATTGAACAAGACATGTCTCCTTTTGGATTTATTTCGGATGGATTTAATGATGAAACAAGTTTTGTAGATGCTTCAGGTGATAGATGGCATACCGATGAATATGGAGATAGATCTTATATGTGGGATTACATGTAATGACTTTTGATGATGAGATTGAGGTAGAACACCTATTATTTTTTGATCGTAAATGTAGAGTATGTGGAAAAGTTAAAAATTTGATTGAAGACTATTATCTCACAAGAAAAAATAGAAAGACCATAGCATCATCATATTCTTATGAGTGTAAAGAATGCACTAAAAAAAGGGTGAATACAAAAAGACTATCAATAAAAAGGAATATTATTTGGGAATATCCTGATTGGTAAATATCACGCATTGTTTCCCCACTGAAAATACCCCTTTTCATAAATATTTTTAGTTAAATTTGGATTGCGAGGAAAACAAGATGCCAGTTAATTTAGCATCTCCTGGAATCACAGTAAGGGAAGTAGACCTTACCGTAGGAAGAGTTGACCCTGCGACTGGAAAAATTGGTGGTCTTGTAGCACCTTTTTCTCAGGGTCCAGTAAATCTTCCAATAGTAATAGGATCAGAAAGAGATTTACTTGAAGTTTTTGGAAAATCATATAGTAATGATAATCATTATGAGCATTGGTTAAGTGCATCATCATATCTTGCATATGGTGGCCAAATGAGAGTTGTTAGAGTTGATGACGATAATTTAAGTAATGCTCGTAGTGGTGGATCTGCGATTAAAGTTAATAGTGTAGAAGACTATGAAGTTAAATTATATGATGAAAATGTTATTGATGGCCGTGTAGTATTTGCCAGAAATCCAGGTTCTTGGGCAAATGGAATTAGAATCGGTGTTATTGATGGACAAGCAGATCAAACCCTTTCAGTAGGATCAACAACAGGGTTATCTGTTGGTCTCGGGGTTTCTCAAACCGTTCCCGATAATACTGTCATATCTGGAGCAGCAGGCACTTCTGTTTTAGATGGATACTTTAAAGGTATTGTTACAAAAGTAGGAAGTGGATCCGTTGATGTAAAATTTGTTTCGCATGTTTCTGCCGCAGGAACAGAAAAACCAACCGATTATTCATATAATGGAGTGTATTCTTTTAGTAAAGATGTCGTAACATCTTTTGTAGGAGCTGGTGCAGGAACAACTTTCGCAAATATTACTAGAGGAGCATTAGGCAGTACTGCTGATGAACAGTCTGCCAGTGGGACTATAAATTCATATTATTTGGAGTCCACATTGGCTCTTGATACGTCTGGTGGAGTACCATTAAGTGCTGATGGGACAACAATTGGCATTTCCACTACTGGAATTACAGTTGGTAACGATTATTTCTTAGTTATTGGAAACGAAGTAATTTCACTTAGTAGTGCTACAATTGGAACAGGTCAAATTACGGGAGTTGCTAGAGGTGAAGAGGGAACCTCTGCAGCAACACACAGTGATAATGCAGCAGTAAAATACGTCAAAAAATATGTTATTGGAACAATATCTGAAACGATTAGCAGTAGTGCCACTCAGGTTAAAATTAATTCATCAACAACCAACCTGGAACAAAAAGTTAATGTTGGAGGTTTATTGAAATTTAATACTGAGTTTGTTACGGTTACTGCATTTGCAGATGGAGGTTCATCGTCTCAAACTCCAACAGCAGTGACCGATTGGTTTGATGCTCAAACACTTTCCGTTTCTAAAGAAACTATTGGTGGAACAGAGGTAGTAAAGAAAGTAAATTGGAATACTATTGCCGAAAGACCAGGAACTTCAAATTATGCTTCTCAAAGAGGATCTAGATTTGATGAACTTCATGTTGTAGTAATTGATGGTGAGGGTAAAATCACGGGAACATCAGGAACTATTCTAGAGAAACACTTAAATCTTTCAAAAGCAAAAGATGGAAGATTTGCTTCTGGTTCTCCTTCATATTGGAGACAATATTTAAAGAATAATTCTGCATACATTTTTGGTGGTGATGCTCCAGAGACTCTTACTGCTTCTGGATTCAGTTCAGGATATCTTGCAACTACAGATAATGGTTGGGATCAAAATGCAGAAGATAGTGCAAGTGGTCCTATTATTTTTGGTGGAGGAGGAAACAACAATCTAGAACTCACTGGTGGTCTTGATTATAATGGTGGTAGTATTGTTGAGGCAACAGGAGCACTTTCTGCAGATTTATCAAAACTTCTTTCCGGATATAGTCTTTTTGAGAATGCAGAAAATTATGCCGTAGATTTCCTTATTATGGGATCCGCAAATTATTCTAAAGCAGAATCTGCTTCACTTGCATCCAAGTTGATTGCTGTTGCCGAAGAAAGAGGTGATGCTGTAGCATTTATTTCACCATACAGAGGTGCCTTCTTAACAGAATCTAGTGATAATTCTTCAAACGTCATTAATAATGATGAAACAATTACTGATGAGATTCTTTCATATTATACATTTGTTCCATCATCGTCTTATGCAGTTTTTGATAGTGGATACAAATATATGTTTGATAGATTTGCAAACACCTTTAGATATGTTCCATTAAATGCTGATATTGCTGGAATTTGTGCTCGTAATGACCTTAATAATTTCCCTTGGTTCTCTCCTGCAGGAACTTCCAGAGGATCTGTCTTAAATGCTGTAAAACTTGCGTATAATCCATCAAAATCTCAAAGAGATAGATTATATTCAGCAAGAGTTAATCCAGTAATTTTCTCTCCAGGTTCTGGCATTATTCTCTTTGGGGATAAGACAGGTCTTGCTAGAGCATCTGCCTTTGATAGAATTAACGTGCGTCGTCTGTTTATTTACCTTGAAAATGCAATTTCTGCTGCGGCAAGAGATCAACTCTTTGAGTTTAATGATGAAATTACAAGAACCAATTTTGTAAATATTGTTGATCCTTTCCTTCGTGATGTTCAGGCAAAGAGAGGAATTTTTGAATATCTTGTCATTTGTGATGAAACAAATAATACTCCTGCCGTGATAGATAATAATGAGTTTGTGGCTGACATTTTCATCAAACCTGCAAGGTCAATCAACTTCGTTGGTCTTACATTTGTTGCCACTAGAACTGGCGTTTCATTTCAAGAAGTAGTTGGTAACGTTTAATTTAGAGGTTTAAAGAACAATGGCTATTTCGTATCCACAGGAAACTCCTTCCTTTAAAACTATTAATAAATTTAAAAGTAAATTAACAGGTGGTGGTGCAAGACCAAATTTATTTGAAGTCATATTATCTTTTCCTGGTAGTGCCGACGTAGATAATGCATCAGGAGTTGTTGAAGATGCAAGAATTCTTGTAAAAGCAGCTGCTTTACCTGCTTCCACTATAGCACCAATTGAAATTCCATTCAGAGGAAGAACTTTAAAAATTGCCGGTGATAGAACATTTGAAACTTGGACCATTACAGTTATTAACGACACCACATTCAAAATTAGATCTGCTTTTGAAAAGTGGATGAATTACATTAATGAAATGAATAGTGGAAAAGGTGAAACTGACCCAACAGAATATCAAAAAGATGCTACCGTTCATCAATTGGATAGAGAGGGTCAAATACTCAGATCATATTATTTTAGAGACATCTTCCCAACAAATATTTCTACCATTGATTTAAATTATGAAACAACTGACACTATACAAGAATTCACAGTAGAAATGCAAGTTCAGTATTGGGAGGCTAAGAAAGGCACTGCTTCAACATCTGGTGGGCAAGACATTCTCGCAGGTGATGTTTGATTTATCTTATTTTTAAAGTAAACTAAATAATAAAATAACAGTCTAGTCAGTTTATACTATGGCAAAACTTTTTGGTTTTTCTATTGAGGATTCAGAAAAAAAATCCAAAGATATAGTTTCCCCCGTTCCTCAAAATAATGAGGACGGGGTTGACAATTATATTAGTAGTGGATTTTATGGTTCATATGTAGATATTGAAGGTCAATATAGAACAGAGTTTGATTTAATTAGAAGATATAGAGAAATGTCACTTCACCCAGAGTGTGATGGTGCCATTGAAGATGTTGTTAATGAAGCAATCGTAAGCGATCTTTATGATTCTCCGATTGAAATTGAACTTTCAAATCTTAATGCTACAGATAAATTAAAAAAAGCAATTAGACAAGAGTTTAAATACATCAAAGAAATTTTAGATTTTGATAAAAAATCTCATGAGATTTTTAGAAATTGGTATATTGATGGAAGATTATATTATCACAAAGTAATTGATCTTAAGAAACCTCAGGAGGGAATTAAGGAACTGAGGTACATTGATCCAATGAAGATGAAGTTTGTTCGTCAGGAAAAGAAAAAGGATAAGAATATCATTGGACCAAATATTCCCGGTCGTGATGAAGCAAAAAATGGAATTGCACCAGAAATTGAAGAATACTTTGTCTATACTCCCAAACCAAATTATCCTACCGGCAATTTACCAAGCGGAGGAAATAAAGGAACAAAAATTGCAAAAGATGCAATTACATATTGTACTTCCGGTCTTGTAGATAGAAATAAGGGAACTGTATTGTCTTATATGCATAAGGCAATTAAAGCACTCAATCAACTCAGAATGATTGAGGATTCATTAGTCATTTATCGTTTATCAAGAGCACCGGAACGTAGAATTTTCTATATTGATGTTGGCAATCTTCCAAAGATCAAGGCGGAACAATATCTTCGTGATGTTATGATGCGTTATCGTAACAAACTTGTGTATGATGCCAACACTGGTGAAGTTCGTGATGATCGTAAATTTATGAGTATGATGGAAGATTTTTGGCTTCCTAGAAGAGAGGGTGGTAGAGGAACTGAAATTACAACTCTTCCTGGTGGACAAAATCTTGGAGAACTTGCTGATATTGAATATTTCCAAAAGAAACTCTATAGAGCACTTGGAGTTCCAGAATCAAGAATTGCCGCTGATGGGGGTTTTAATCTTGGTCGTTCTTCCGAGATTCTGAGAGACGAACTTAAGTTTGCAAAGTTTGTTGGTCGTTTGAGAAAAAGATTTGCTCAGATGTTTAATGATATGTTAAAAACTCAGTTGATTCTCAAAAATATTGTGTCACCTGATGATTGGGAAAAAATTAGTGATCACATTCAATATGATTTCCTATATGACAATCAATTTGCCGAACTTAAAGAAACTGAGATGCTTAATGATCGTCTCGGAACTTTAGCAACTATTGAACCTTATATTGGAAAATATTATTCTACACAATGGGTTCGTAGAAAAGTTCTTCGTCAAACAGACGCAGAAATGATCGAAATGGACGAACAAATTGAGCAGGAAATTGAGGATGGAATTATTCCAGATCCAAGTTCTATTGATCCAATTACGGGAGAACCATTGCCAGCAGAAGGTGGTGGAGAAATGCTTGGCGATGTTCCTATGGAACCACAGATAAATGGCGGAATCACTGATGCCGATGGTAAAGCTGCCGAGATATAAATAAAAAATATAGATATATAAAATTTTCATGGAAGAAATTGTAAATTTGATTGGTTCAGATTCTTCTGCATCTGATATTAGTGACAAAATTAAAGATGTTTTGTATGCAAAAGCATCAGAACGGATTGATAATATAAGACCAACAGTTGGAGCATCCATGTTCGGTGATGAACAACAATTAGAGGATCAAGAATAATGGCAAGAACTTTATTGTTAGGAGATGAAATTGCCCTTCCAACAACTACTGGAACTGCAACTAGTTTTTCTTCTGCAACTGTAGTAAGACTTGTTAACACAACTTCATCCGTAGCAGTCATTACTGTTGTAGAAACTCAAAGTGGAACTGGTATTGGTTCATTTACTATGCTTGGTAATACAACAGAACTGTTAGAAAAAAATGCATCTTATTGCGTTTTTTCTTCTGCAGCAACTGTAAAAGGAGCAAAAGTAGGATTTACCGGATAAAAAAATGAAACTCATCACAGAAGAAATTTCAAACGTAAAGATCATTACCGAAGGCAAAGGTGCCAATAAGAAATTATACATTGAAGGTGTATTTCTCCAGGGTGATCTGAAAAACCGTAATGGTAGAGTTTACCCAATGGCAACTCTTGAGAAAGAAGTTGATCGTTATAATGAATCTTTTGTTGCAAAGGGTCGTGCTCTTGGAGAACTCGGACATCCTGATGGACCTACCGTAAATCTTGATCGCGTTTCTCATAAAATTACTTCTCTTGTGAGAGAGGGAACTAATTTTAGAGGAAAGGCACAGATTCTCAATACTCCCATGGGTAAGATTGCATCTTCTCTTCTTGATGAAGGTGTAATGCTTGGAGTTTCTTCTCGTGGTGTTGGATCTTTAAGAGAAGATCGTAGTGGTTGTAAAGTTGTCGGTGAAGATTTTATGTTAGCAACTGCTGCCGATATTGTTGCTGATCCCTCTGCTCCTGATGCTTTTGTTCAGGGAATTATGGAAGGAAAGGAATGGGTTTGGGAAGGAGGAATTCTTCGTGAACAACTTGCAGAAAAAACTCAAAGAAGAATCAATACTCTTGTTGATCAAAGAACACTTGAAGAACATAAGTTAAACTTATTCCAAGATTTCTTATCAAATCTTTAATTTATAAATAAATATAGATTAATACAAAAATATCTAATCAAATGTCCGTTGGTAGTAATTTACAAGAAATGGAAAACGTAGTAACCAAAGGCGCTGCTGCATCTGAATCAATGCCAAAAGCTGGAAGCAATGCTTCTGGTGTTTCGACCCCAGGTCAAACTGGCAATTGGGAAGATCTCGGTGGTCCTACTCCAGAAAACTATAAAGCAGATGATAATTCTGCTAAACTCTCAGAACCAAAAATCGCAACTGTCAAAGACATTGTGAATAGAGGTGCAAAACCTGCTGAACCCATGCCAAAAGGTATGAAGGAAGAAGAGGAAATTGAGGGTGAAGTTGTCGAAGAGGAAGATACTACTGCATCCGAAGAAGAAGTAGTATCTGAAGAAGAGACTACTGAAGAAGAGGTCGTTGTTGAAGAAGAGGAAATTCAGGCAGAGTATGACATTGAAGAAGATGTTGAGGCACTTCTTGCTGGTGAAGAACTTTCCGAGGAATTCCAAGAAAAAGCACGCACCATTTTTGAAACTGCTATCAAGGCAAAAGTTGCCGAAGTTCAAGAAGAACTGAAGGCACAATATGAGGCAACTCTCGAAGAGGAAGTTTCTACTATTAAGGAAGAACTGACTGATAGAGTTGATGCATATCTTGAGTATGTTGCTGAAGAGTGGATGACAGAAAATCAACTCGCAGTTGAATCAGGTCTTAAGACCGAAATGACCGAATCATTCCTTACTGGAATGAGAAGTCTTTTTGAAGAACATTATGTAACTATCCCTGAAGAGAAATATGATGTAACCGCCGCAATGGTGGAAAAATTAGATGAGATGGAAGATAAACTCAACGAGCAAATTAAGTCAAATATTGCTCTCAAACAAAGATTAGCTGAGTCGGTTGCTGATGTAATCTTCTCCGAGGTTTGTGAAGGTCTTGCACTTTCACAAAAGGACAAACTCGCTTCTCTTGCCGAAAATGTTGAGTTTGATAGTGAAGAGAACTATCGTGAGAAACTGGTAACTCTGCGTAAGTCTTACTTCTCAGAGAATACCGGAGCTCAAAGAGACGAATCAGAGACTATCTCTGAGATTTCAGAGTCTACATCACAACCAGTATCTGGTTTAATGGAATCGTATCTGAGCACTCTGACTAGAGTTTCGCAAAAGTGATTTTTAAATTATAAGTCAAACTAAAATTTTTAACAAGGTAAATTCAAATGCAAGGTTTCAATGCTGAACACCTTCAGGAGAAGTGGGCACCTATCCTCAACCATGAGGGTCTCGGAGGCATCAATGATGCTCACAAGAGAATGGTTACCGCAGTTCTTCTGGAGAACCAAGAAAGAATGCTTCAGGAAGAGAGAGCATTCCTCTCCGAAGCACCCGCAAACACCGTATCTAGTGGTGGTTATGTAGGATCCGGAGCAGAATCATCAGGTGCTCAGGCAGCTGCTGGTTTCGATCCCGTACTGATCTCCCTGATTCGTCGTGCAATGCCTAACCTGGTCGCTTATGACCTGGCAGGTGTTCAACCAATGAATGGTCCTACCGGACTCATTTTTGCAATGCGTTCCCGTTATACCAGCCAGACTGGTACTGAGGCACTCTTCGATGAGGCAGATACCGGATTCTCTAACAGTGGAATCGGTACTGGTGGTAAGTATACACCTAATTCCGAAGGCATTGCCGATGCCGTTGGTTTAGGAACCACTGGTTCACAGGGTGGTAGCAATCCTGGTCTCCTTGATCCAACCACACAGACCGAAGCAGGTTATACTGTCGGTCAGGGCATGTCCACTGCTCAGTCAGAAGAGTTGGGTGCTGGTGAGTCCTTCAACGAGATGGCATTCTCAATCGAGAAAGTCACCGTTACTGCGAAGTCAAGAGCTCTGAAGGCAGAGTACTCTTTAGAACTCGCACAAGACCTCAAGGCAATTCATGGTCTGAATGCTGAGGCTGAACTCGCAAACATTCTCTCCACAGAGATTCTTGCTGAGATCAACCGTGAAGTCATCAGAACTCTCTACAAGGTTGCTGAGCCCGGTGCACAAGCAAATGTTGCTACTGCCGGTACTTTTGACCTCGACGTTGACTCCAACGGTCGTTGGTCTGTTGAGAAGTTCAAGGGTCTGATTTTCCAAATCGAGCGTGATGCGAACGCAATCGCACAGAGAACTCGTAGAGGAAAGGGCAACATGATCCTCTGCTCTGCTGATGTTGCTTCGGCACTCACCATGGCAGGAGTTCTTGATTACACCCCTGCACTCAATGCAAACCTCAACGTTGATGATACTGGTAATACCTTTGCAGGTGTTCTTGCCGGTAAGTATCGTGTATACATCGATCCTTATTCTGCAAACTCTGCTGCTTCCCAGTACTACGTTGCTGGTTATAAGGGTTCTTCACCTTATGACGCAGGTCTGTTCTATTGCCCATACGTTCCTCTTCAGATGGTTCGTGCCGTTGGTGAGAACACCTTCCAACCAAAAATTGGATTTAAGACTCGTTATGGTATGGCTGCAAACCCATTTGCAAGTGCTGCTGGTGGAGCAAACACTGGTGGTCTCCGTACCAACGACAACCGCTACTACAGAAGAGTCAAGGTCACCAACCTCATGTGATCACGGTTCACATATTTTTTCAGAGGGTTCTTCGGAACCCTCTTTTTTTATCTAAATACAAATAAAAACAAATGGCAACTGCATTTGATGGGCAGATAGATAATAGAAATTTTTTATCTCCTGTTGGTTTTAAATTTACTTTAACAAAAGAACCAAAGGTAACTTTTTTTTGCAACTCTGCAAGAATACCAGAAATTTCTTTAGGAACTGCTACTCAACCATCATATCTTAAAGATATTGATATTCCTGGAGATAAGTTAAGTTATGGTGATTTTTCTTTAAGATTTTTGGTAGATGAAAATCTTGAAAATTATATGGCAATTCATAATTGGATGAGGGGTCTTGGATATCCCGAAACAACACAAAATTTTAAAGATCTATTAGAAAATGATGAAGGTCAAAGAGATATACAAGAACAATTTAGTGATGGTAGCCTTCACATTCTAAACAGTAATTTTAGAGACGTAGCTATTGTTAGATTTGAAAGTTTATTTCCCGTAACATTATCTTCTCTTGAGTTTGAAGCATCAGAAAATGATACAAACTACTTTACAGCAGAGGTCTCTTTCAAGTATACTATTTACAATATATTTGCTCCAAATAATAGAACCCGTTTATGAACCTTGATCAAATTCAGGAGATGTGGGAAAAAGATTCCCAGATCGACCCTGATAATCTACATGATGAATCACTCAAAATTCCACAACTTCACTCAAAGTATTATACAGTGTATAATACCATTACATTGTTGAGAGAGAAGGCAAGAGAAACTTATAATCGTGTTCGATTGGAAAGATATAATTACTATACAGGAAAAGCATCAGCAGAAGTCTATGTAGAAAATCCTTTTCCATATAAAGTTAGAGATAAAGAGGCACTACAGAGGCATATGGATGCTGATGAGAAACTGATTACATCTGAGATGAAGATTAAATATTATGATACTGAACTTAAGTTTTTAGAAGAAATTATTAAAACAATTTCAAATCGTACCTTTCAAATTAAAAATGCTATTGAATGGCAGAAGTTCCAAGCAGGATTTTAAATGGAAGAAGAGTCAAAATTTATAATGGATTTTAACATAGAAGATATTCATCTCTTATATGACTGTGTTTGTAGAAGAATACAAAACTGGGAAGGTGCTCCCTCAAGACATCCTTTTGAGCAGGAGCATCTTTCTAAGTTAAAGAGTGAATTATATAAAGCAATATTAGATTTTAAGTTCTATGACGAATCATAAATATTCGCAAGTAAATTTTATGACTGATGAATAGTAAGAAACTGGATATTACTTTAGTTAACAACAAATATCCTCATAATAATAACCCAAGATTTTCTTATGCAATGTGTTGTGGAAATTGGGAGTATGAAGGACAACCTAGACTATCAGACAAAGTTCTGGATTTAAAATACATAATTGACAATATGTTAACTGAAGACAGATTAGAAACAATAAAACTGAAAGAAATTGCATGGAGAAGTAAACATTGTTTTCCATATGGTGTTGGTGAAAATTGTATATGTTGTGGTGGATATGCATATAAAAATTGCGATCCAACTATTCCTGGAATAGTTGCATATAACGTCTCAAATCCATTCGATAATAAATATCGAATGCTTGATGGGAGACATAGAATTATGAGGCATTTATTTGATGGTAAAACTGAATCAGAATTTTATGTTTTTGATTTCAATGAAATCAAAAATTTTATACGTAATGATAAGTATAATGACTATTAAAGTATCGATTTAAATACATGAACTAAATATATACAGGTTTGACCTATATGTTATGTCTCATTTGATTATTTCTAAGAAAAACGAGGTATATCTTCAGGTAAAAGCAGAACCACATGTCTACTACGAGTTAGCAGACCAATTTACCTTTGAAGTGCCCGGTGCAAAATTTATGCCCCAGTATCGTAGTAAATATTGGGACGGAAAAATTAGATTGTTCAATACCCAGACTGGAGAAATATATGTCGGGTTATTGGATAAAGTTACACAGTTTTGTGATAATCATGGATATACTTATGAGTTCGTAGATAATAAGTTTTATGGTCTTCCATATGAATCTAATAATCTCATCTCAAAGGAAGGTGTGAAAGATTATATGACTGTTATATCTAAGTATTCTCCACGGGACTACCAAGTAGAGGGAGTATACGACGCCCTAAAACATAATAGAAGGTTGTTGATATCCCCAACTGCCTCTGGAAAGTCTCTGATGATATATTCTGTTGTGAGATATCACGTTGAGAAAGGACGAAATATTCTGATAGTCGTTCCGACGACTTCCCTAGTAGAACAGATGTATAAAGACTTTGCAGACTATGGTTGGGACGTAGGTTCATTTTGCCACAAAATTTATGCGGGACGTGAAAGAGAGACCGATTCTCAGGTGATTATCACCACCTGGCAGTCCATCTACAAACTACCCCGCAAATACTTTTCAAGATTTAATGTGGTCGTTGGAGATGAAGCACACCAGTTCAAATCAAAGTCTTTAATATCTATAATGACAAAACTTGCTGATGCAAAGTATCGTTATGGATTTACTGGTACATTGGATGGAACACAAACACACAAATGGGTTTTAGAAGGATTGTTTGGCCCATCATATAAGATTATTAAAACTAAAGAACTCATGGCTAAAGGTCATGTTGCCCAATTAGATATTAATGTGCTTCTACTGAAGCACCCAGCGCATAAATTTGAAACTTTTGAGGATGAAGTTCAATATATTATTAACCATGAACGTCGAAATAAATTCATAAGAAATCTTGCTCTTGATCTTAAAGGTAATACTCTTATTTTATTTTCCAGAGTCGAAGGTCATGGACAACCATTATTCGATTTAATAAATAATCGTAGTGTAGAAGATCGTCATGTATTCTTTGTTCATGGTGGAGTGGCAACTGAAGATCGTGAAAAAGTAAGAGAGATTACTGAAAAGGAAGACAACGCAATTATTGTTGCTTCATATGGAACGTTCAGTACAGGAATTAATATCAAAAATCTCCACAATGTCATTTTTGCTTCTCCTTCCAAGTCTAGAATACGGAATCTCCAGTCTATTGGACGTGTACTCAGGAAAGGCAATAACAAGACAAAGGCAACACTCTATGATATTGCTGACGATATATCCTACAAATCCAGGAGAAATTATACCCTTAATCATTTAATAGAAAGAATTAAAGTTTATAATGAAGAAAACTTTAACTACGATATAGTAAACATACCACTTAAGAACTAATATGGGAGATGAATTTTACGCAATATTAAAACTTACATCTGGTGAAGAGATATTATCTCTCATTTCTATCGATGAAAACGATGGGGATCCTTTGGTTGTAATGCAAAATCCTATTACAATGAAAGTACTTCATACTAATCATGGGATGCATATCAAAGTAAAATCATGGATTGAAATGTCATCTGATGATTTCTTTATCATAAAACCTGATAAAATTATGACAATGACAGAAACTAAAGAAGAAAGATTGATTGAGATTTACAATAGTTATCTTGAAGATGATAGTGATTTGGATTTATACAGTCCTTCAGAACCTTCTATTGAAAAATCTTCTGGTAAGATTAAACCATCAAGAAAAATGGGGTATATTTCTTCAGTAGAAGAAGCAAGAAAAACATTAGAAAATATTTTTAAACTTGAAGATACTAAAGAAAGCTAAAACCTCATCTTCAAACCTAACAAAGGTAGTCTACTCATAATTCATCATGTTGTCAAGCCTTTAAAAAATGTGTTATAATAAAAACAACTTATAATACTTAAGAGTAATGAATTATGCCCAAGAAGAAATCAGAACATTATGTTAATAACAAAGAGTTGTTGGAGGCAATGATTAACTACCGTGCACGGGTGGAAGTATCATATAAAAAGGTTTTTAATAGAGATCTCACCGAACAACCAAAACAAGAAAGAGGAAAGCAGTGGGAGGGTAAACCACCAATTCCAAATTATCTTGGTGAGTGTTTTTTAAAGATTGCAACACACCTCTCTTACAAACCCAACTTTGTTAACTACATGTTCCGTGAGGATATGATTTCTGACGGCATTGAAAATTGTGTTCAATATATTCATAACTTTGACCCAGAGAAGTCAAAGAATCCTTTTGCATATTTTACTCAAATTATTCACTATGCTTTTCTGAGACGCATTCAGAAGGAAAAGAAGCAACTGGATATCAAGACCAAGATCATTGAGAAGACTGGGTTTGATGAGGTCATGATGGTTGACGACAGCTTGCTTTCTGGGCACAGTTCAGACTACAACACTATTAAAGATAATATTCAATATAGAAATCGTTAATAAATAATATTGCTTTTGTTTGTGGTTATTCAAGAGCAAAGGATTGGGGCATTTTGCCCCTTTTCTTGTATAAATACTATTAACCACAAACAAAAAGCAGATGAAAGAATTTTTACCAGGATTGAGAGATTTTGTATGCCCTCCTGTTGATGAAGGGGAAGTAATAGATACTGGATGGGGTGGGAGTTTGCCTGGAGAACAAAATTTTAATTGGGGAATATCTCACGACGATGAATGGAAAATTAATCAAAGTATTGGAGTTAAAAAATCTTGGGAAAATGCTGATGAAAGAAGAATAAAATTGAGTGAAAGAAATAAATTGGTGAAATCGCAAGAGATGAAAGACAGATGGAAAAATCCTACTCCAAAACAAATTTTAGAAAGGGAACGTCTTAGGGAAATGGGAAAATCAATACCAAAACCCTGGACTAAAAACAAACGGAACAGGGTTGGTCAGAAAGTGTATGGATGTGGTATAATATATGATAATGCTTTCTCTGCTGCTGATGCTATTGGAATTCATCCAGTAAATATTCGTCGTAGATGCAGATTAAATACTTATACAGATTGGTATTACATTTGATATGCGCGTCGCAATTTTAACCGACACTCACATAGGGGCAAGGAAAAATTCAAAATATTTGCATGACTATTTTGAAAAATTTTATAATGAAATATTTTTTCCAACTCTTGACAAAGAAAATATTAAATCCATAGTTCATATGGGTGATGCTTTTGATAATCGCAAATCAATCGACCTAAAGGCATTAGAATGGGGTAGAAAAGTTATTTTTGACCCAGCTGCTGAAAGAGGAATTGATATTCATTTGATTACCGGTAATCACGACGTTTACTTTAAAAACACAAATGAAGTTAATTCACCAGGTTTGCTTCTATCTGATTATAATAATATTTCTGTATATTATGAACCTACCGAAGTGAAATTGGGGAAACTTAAAGTTCTTTTTATACCTTGGATTAATTCTGAAAATGAAAAAATATCTCTCGACACTATTAAAAAGACT